TTCAGAGGCACTCATGGAAACAGCTTCGTTGAATTTGGACACCTGAGTCTGAGCAAATCTCTGCGGTGCGGTCTTAAGCACCCCATCGATTTTCTCTTCCAAATCTAACAGCTTATTCACCATTGCCTCATCATTAGACGATTTGATCTGGGTAAGACGAACTTGCCGCTTAAGATTCGTGAGTTCTGCCTCACTCATCTTCTGCAACTTCGCCGTATCCTCGTCAATGGGTTGTTGGGACTGCGTGGCTTTCTCTTCTAACGCTCTAAGCCGAACCTCCAACAACTTCTTTTCGCGAGTAATCTCGTCGAGTCTTTTCTGAAACTTACTCTTCGGGATTAACTCCTCGTCTTCCTCCTCTGGTTTCTGAGCGTCAGTATCCTCGGTAGCTACCTCTTCCTCTTCATTCGCCTCAGTCTTCTGACTCTCTTCTTCCTTCGGAGTCTCCTCAACTTCTTGTTTCTGCGCTGCTTCTTTTTCAGCTTCCTCAATTGAACTGGTAAGAGAAGCGGGCAAGTCGAACTGATTCACCAATTTTTCCGCGAACGCTTTTTCATTCGCAATTTGATTGGATTCATCGGTTGCATTTTTACTGGTTTCTATTACGGTCATCGGTGCTCCTAGTTGCTCACAGTGTTTAAGCGCACTGAGACGCTTGCAGGCAATTCACAGTTTTACGAGTTGAGACTCGCACAGTTTAGAGCCATGAGGGGCTTCGCCTGCGAAACTATTTACGGGGCTTCTTCTTTTTTCCGCATCCCATAACTATCCTTCTGGGGAGTAATTAAACGCCTGAACTCCCTGATCGTAACTTTCTGGTTTTTGCAACTTGTCCTTATCGAGGACAAATTGCTCCAAATCATTCCAAAGATTTTCGGCCATCTCAAGGCGGCCCAAGATCCTGTCACTAGTCGTCATAGATCCTCTGGCTTGTGACAACTCCGTAGAGATGCGGCCAGCAGTTAGAGCTTTGATGATCGCTCCGAACTCTCCCCGCAACACTCTCTCTACAAGTTGTCCAACATAGATAACCGCATCGGGGTCGTTGCGTGACGCAGCAGTAAGCCTATCCTCAATACTCATCTGGATCGGCGTATCCTCCTGCTTCTTAACAACTTCCGCTAAACTCTTCTTTTTTCGTCCCATAGCTCCCGTCCAAGGTTACTAATTTGACGCATACTTACGGCCAGTAATTGGCGTAAGCATCGCTTCCTTCTGAACATCTAACATGTTCTGAGCCTTCTTCATGTTCAAAGAAGTCGTGAGATTATCATTCTGTGCCATAATCTGCGCTTGCTGATCCTGTTGCAATTCCTCTGGTGTTTTCATAAGAGTCTGACTCATCCGCATGTCCATATTATCGAGGAGATAACGACGCAAAACGTCTTGCCGAATGAACGGATCATTCACAAACATCTGGAACATCGCTGTCGCGCGAGTAGTCTTCATGGTTGGGTCGGCATCGTTCACCTTCCCATTCGGAATGATGTTGAATTTCCCATGGCACTCTAACCGACTAATACGAATCGGAGGCTGTCCAGTAATCGCGATCTCTTCGGCCTCATCCCCAAACTGGTAGTAGAGAGCATCCAACTGAATATAGACATCCGCCATCTGATATTGGAATACAAGAAGATCCATCGCAGTGTTCTGAGAACTCATCATTGCGATTGCGCTTACTTCCTTCGCGGTCTTAGTCCCTATCTGGCTTTGCCCTGGCATATTGTTGGAGCTTGAGATCGCCGCCTGCATATTCCCAACGCGGTCGTTAGCCCAGGCTTTGAGATATTGCATATTGGCGAAGCGTTGAGATTGCCCCATATTGATATTCTGGACAACCTGATAGTCGGCAGTTCCATTCTCAGTCTCAACCACTTGGCCTGGAACATAACGAAGATTGCGGAGATTCTTAACACTGTTCTTCCTCGCCACAATCGTAGGAGTCGTCGCAATTGTACCCGCGTCAATATCTTGATTAAACAACGTGGTGATGCCAGTCTGAAAATCATCATCTAGTGCTGGAATCCCACGACTGCTCATAATCTCAGCGTCGTTATATTCGCGACGCACTACAACGTACGGGAACTGCCCATGATCGTACGGATTCTCAATGAAACGTAGAACACTTCTTGGATTATTGGTCGGATATGTAATGATCACCCTCTCCTCAATCCCATCACCATTCACATCAAACCACGTGCAGGTTTCAGACACCGAGATCTTATCGGAGTCATTATTTGCCTCGTAATTAGACACTCCGTCTCTGACTCGTTTGAGGTAATCCGCCGTCGAATTCGACGTCGCGATATTCCCAGCCCACTGATTAATCTCATACTCGTCATAAGTCGTGTAACGCCCATCCCGCATTAACTTCTTCAAATCGTTCTTAGACATCGTAAACTTATGTTCAATAAACTTTGCCTGTTGAATATCCGTACAATCCACTGGAAACACAACATCTTCTCTTGGATCTAACGCCTCAACGCAAGCCCTGTTCTCTGTCTTCTCGGTAAAGTTAAACTCAAACTTTGTCTTACCTTCTCGGAACGCAGTCACAAACTTTTTAATCTCTGCGACATTATCCTCAAGACTTAAATCTGGCTTAACTTCCTCTGCGATAATCCCGAACAACATGACGTCTGTAACTTGCGGGTCATATAACACTTCGAGAACTTTTTGAGGAATATCAACAAGATCCAATTTCCTAGTGTATGTACTCGTCTCGAATTTCCACCCAGTCTTGAACAACGTAAACCCATTATGCAACATATAGTCAATCCCAAGGCAATAGGGTTTGAAGAACTTAACCTGCGTCCGCATACGCCAGTCAAACAGTACCTCTCGCTTCTTGGCTGGAAGAATATCTTCAGGGCCAAACGGCTCAAACGTCACAATCGGGCTAACTCCAAACGCCATATTGATATAGGCTGGTTTAAGCCTATTAATATCTGTGTCAATTTGCGGGAGAATGAAATTCGCAGATCCAATCCACGGCTTATCCTTCTTTGCGCGAATTGAGTACCGCTTCTTTGTATAGTTATCAATGCGCGTTTCCCAAGTATTCCGCTTATTCTTCTCTTCGCTGGCCAACTTCGCGATTTCATCGACGAATTGCACAGCTTCATCCGACAACTTTACTTCCTTAACATCCTCAAGCCCTTCGGGATCAGTATTCATATGATTTATGCCCTATTTTTTGGTGATAAGTCCTGTAATTATTATACAATACGGCGAATTCCTATAAATTGTATCCAGAGTAATCTTCGGAATTATCATCATCTGACACATTCCACTCGATTCTGCGCCCAATTCCCTGAGAGTCGCTTTCTGCAAGGGCTCGTTCTTCTTCCTCCATCGACTTCACCCAGCTCAGGGCATATAACCCCATGACTAGAGCGTCAGCCCTATCTGGACTGCGCCCAATTCTCTTCTTCACCTCTTCTTTTCCTTCGGCGGCGAGTTTCCCAGACTTATAGGAGAACTTCACAGAGGACAGTTGGCCATTCAGCACATAATCACTCCCCACCTTAACTCTCCCCTTATCGAATTCATCACCAGCCTGCATCCAGATCTGAGACCTCAGATTGTAATATTTCTTTTGCTCTGTCTCGACGGTTGGTTTAGCCGACGAATTGATCGCTAATACTGGTTCCTTAAGGTCAAATAACGCATCCACAATCCCACTCCCAATCCCAATGACATCGACCGCTATTACCTGCGCCTCATACTTCTTGCGGAGCGCAGCGAGTCTACCTGCCGTATCCATGGTACTCTTATGCTCCAGAATGATCTCTTCGGCGACGTACGCGCACTGTGCGGTAGCCTCCATCACGTAGATTACGTTCTCATCGTCTCCATATCTAGCTGGGTCATTCACAATAATCCGTTTAACTACACGGCCATTGACCGTTCGCTCCTGAGCCTTCTCCACCCAGCTCGGCTGAATACAGAGGTCGTGGCCCGCGAGGTCATCCCATGACCCGTGTAGGTATGCGGCCAATAGTGCTGGGCGATGCTTGAACGCCTCCCCTAAATTCTTGCAGTAATCAGGAGGCAAATGTGGATTATCGGACGGCAATGCCTTGATATATTTGAATCCTGCCTCTGGATTATTAATAAACTTGTCCTTAAGCCAGCATTGTGCTGGATTCGCGCTGAGCCTCACATGATAGTCTGGGGTATAAACAACACCCTTCTTTGGATCTTTCGCCTTGTGGCGGAGCGTCCCACGAATCATTGCGAAACTATCTATGTCGATTTCCTCCGCCTGATCAATCGCGATATTCC